GCAAGAGTTCAGTCCGAGCGCGAGCTTGCCTTAGCGAAAGAAGGCTTTCTTGCTCAACAGAGAATCGAGGAAATAAGAACCGATCAGATAGCAATGCAGACCGATGCACAAATGACTGTGGCTGCGCTGGATCACGATAAACAGATTATCGAGAAGTCGAGCAAGTGGGTTGTTAATTACATTGGCACAGTCAGACCTAACGTCACTTATCTGCTGATTCTTGAGCTTATCGCCGTTAATGCGGTTCTTGCTTACTACGTCTGGAATCATCCTCACTTAGTTCAGTCGATGGAGGATCTCATCAAGGTCGCGGAGATCATCTTTAGTGACGATGAAATGGCAATGCTAGGCGGCATCATAGGCTTTTGGTTTGGGTCGCGCAGCTGGAAGAAATGAAAACAGGGCAAGCTGGCATCGACTTGATGCACAGGTTTGAGGGATGCCGTCTAAGGCCTTATTTATGCCCTGCAAGCCTCTGGACGGTGGGATATGGTCATGTCCTATATCAGGATCAGATAAGGCTCCCTAATGAGCGTAAAAACGGCTACGCAGGCATTCTTAGGAAGGAATACGCACTTAGCCCCGGCGATAGTAGAGACTGGCCGAAAGCGGAGGTCGATAGCCTTTTTGAGAGCGATCTCCAATATTTTGAACGCGGTGTTCTTAGAATGTCTCCTAATCTGGCTAGCAGTCAGTCACGCTTTGACGCTGTGGTCAGTTTTGCTTACAACGCTGGATTAGGAAATTACCAGCGGTCTACGATCAGAATGAAGAATGACCGCGGCGATTACGAGGGAGCCGCTAAGGCTTTTATGATGTGGACAAAGGGAGGCGGAAAAGTTCTTCCCGGTCTGGTTAAGCGTCGCGTCGCTGAATCTTCTCTTTATGCAAGCGGGTGAGGGCTTCTTTCACCATCTCACCCACTGCTTCCCCGTGGTGTTTTGCGATCTTTTCTATCAGCGGTAACCGAGCCGCACGAGGCTTCGACAAAAGCCAGTGAGCCCAGTCCGCAACGACATACGGCATAGCAGCCTCATAAGCCTGCGTAATCTCCGATCGATCACTGGACTTCACCGACTTGATGATCTCCAGCCATTGACCACGCTCTAAAAGCTCGGTGCTTTTCGATGGTGTCTGGGCACTCTGTGGATGGTGGTCTCCAGCCGTGTTCTCGCCAGATCTCTTCGACAGGTCTGAAGGTTCGTGGGGATCTTTGGCTTTCAATCAATTCTTTCCAGTTCATAGTCGCTCCATTAAATTATCCACTTCAGCTAGAAAATTAACAACGTCCGTTTCTAGATTCTTAATATCCTCCTCAGACGGCTCAAAACGCACTACAAAGAGCTGTAGTCTCTCGGGCAGTCTAGGGTCAAACGATACAAAATCGACCCATTTACGACCCGTACAAGCCATCTGTGCGAGCATTTGATTCTTGTAGGTTGTCGGCACTTCGCCCGAAGTTAGATAGCTTATGTGCGTCGAAGTTTTGGGGCACTTTATTTCGATGAGCCCGTCACCAACAAGACCATCAGGCGATGCTGCAAAGTTATGGATCGTCGGATGATCCACAAGAGCAACTTGCTCCACCCACCTTTCGGTTCGTATTTGATACGCAGCTCTTGCAAGTGGCTCATTTAGAGTTCCCCACTCCATATAAGAGTTTGTAAATGTCTCGGCTACCGTTCCTGTGAGTCTTTCCGCGATGATGTCGGAAATGTAATTCGCTCTGGTAGCCGTACCCTTTTTAGCTCGCGCATCTGAGACACGGGAAGCTGTCACCTTCCCTAGTCTTGCAAGCCTCCACTCCTCTGTGCCTTGTTCCATCAGAATGCAGGCTCATCAGACTTATTTTTCTGCCCGAGCATCTGCATGATGTCCGCAACGATCTCAGTCGTGTACCTGTCAACACCTTGTTTGTCTGTCCACTTCCGAGTCTGGAGTCGGCCTTCTATATAAATGGGCTTACCTTTGTCGATGTACTTCTCGATGATCTCTGCCAGCTTCCCATAGGCAACAACACGATGCCATTCTGTGTCTTCTTGCTGCTCGCCTTGTTTGTTCTTCCAGCGGTTTGTCGTGGCAAGACTAAGTGTCGCTACGGCTGAACCCGACTCTGTGTAACGGCACTCAGGGTCTTTGCCTACGTTCCCGATCAAAATCACTTTATTTACTGATGACATTCACTATTCCTTTTTCAAATAACCATCCAATCGTCGTTCTGTGGGCTGCTTCCCACGCTTGCCTTTTCTCTTCTTTCCCTGCGCCTCCTTGATCTATTTGCATGTGGCACCGATAACATAGAGCCGCGACCCGAAAGTCATGTGCCTTGATGCCGGTTCCTTTACCGTCTTTTTGTTGATTAGAGTGAGCCGCGACAACTGTTCCATCCTCGACACCACAAAGACCGCAAGGTAGATCCCTGCAAGCCTCAAGTAGTTTCTTAGATCTCCAGTTCATTGTGTGTTCCTAATGTCTGCTCGCATGTTTGCCTGCTCAGACCTCCAGATCTCAATCCTTGCTTGCGCTGCAATCAGATCCCACCGTAACTTCTCTTCGATCTCCACCGCTTGCTTAAGTCCGTGTAAGAGCTCGAGATACTCCGGGTGAGCGTAAGCGTCTCTTTCCTGAGCACCTAAAGCGTTCTCAAGACTAGCCTTCATGAGAATGGCCTTCTTAGACTTCCTAAACTCCTCGAGATAAACACGTTGAGCTTTAGCATCGGCGAACTGTCGAGCGTGCTTAAGGATGTAATCAACGGCTTTATGTGGATCTTTCATACGGCTATGAATTGATGAATAGGAATATGAACACAAGGAACAACATCATCGGGATCTCCTCTGTCTGTGCGGCCACCGGGTAGGATTGGATAACCAACACGAAACGTCCAATACTTCATTGTGTCCGTCCACTGGACGACTAAGATTGCAAGCCGTTGGGAAGCGTTTTGGATTTCAATGCCTGATCGAAACTTAGCGAAATCCAGCATATAAGTGTTGTAGTCGGTCGACTTACAGTTTCTTGTTTTGACCTCTACCCATCTGACCAGTTGCCCGTTTTGATAGGCGGCAAAGTCCATTTCGTAGAACTTAGGCAGTCGGTAAATGTCGTAGTTGAACCGATCAGCAAAGGCTTGTGCAGCCGCTAACTCTCGTTTTCTATCAAGTTCAGTTTCGTAAACAGGTCTCACAGTCCCAGCTCCTTCTTACGTTTGTCTTTGGCTGCTTCGATTCGCTTAAGTTTTTCCTCCGACTCTTTATGATTTGCTACAGCCTCGGAAAACTTTGCTTTTAACGTTTCCCTGCTAGCTACGGCGATTGCTTGTAGATCACTTTCAATGGTGTCCACCTTAACTTCGTGAGTCTGATTCTCACTGTCGTTATCACCTTCGGTGGGAATGCAAAAGGCCTGCATGAGAGCGTACTTGTAAGCCGCTGACATTGCTTTGTTAGTTGCTTTATCACCGGAGTCCATAGCCTCGCCAATCGTCGATATAACGTGGCTAGAGCCATCTTCGCCAGAGACTAAAGCGAACTCCATTGAGACCGTGACATAGAACAAAGCAGTGCCAGATTTATTGACACGCTCGACAACCTGACGGTCTGTAACGCGAGGAAGGATGCACAGTTTATGCTCCGCAAGGATCGGAGCCATTGCGTTATATACATCGTCAATACCGCGGAACTGGTATCTCTGCGCTTCGTTGGTCCTCTGTTTGGCAATCCCTGCTTTGGAGATCGCACTCATCACTTTGCTTATTGCTTCGTAAACTTTCTGCATATCGTTTTATCCTGTAAAAACGTTCTATCTTATAAACAGGAACATCATCGTCCCAAACAAAATCCCAAACACTATCGCTGTCAGCCAGTCTTTCAGCAAGCTCATCTTCTTCTCTTTCTCTGTCGTGTTCATATAGCATCCTGTCAAAGTAATAATCTTCGTTCATATTCCACCTCGTTTCACGACTATATACGCCCTAAAACACAACGCTACAGCCAGCAGACAAAAGGTAGGTTTTACACGATGAGCGGCAAATCACCAACATCACGCAGCCTAGAGAAACTCAGGCAAGACGGCTATCTCTGTCAGATCGTCGAGAAGTGGAACCCACACGCTCGCATCAGGCAGGATCTATTCGGGATCGGCGACATCTTAGCTGTCAGGGACACGGAGACGTTGCTGGTGCAGACAACTTCCAGAGGGAATGTCAACGCAAGGATCAGGAAGATTGAGGAGTCTGAGCATCTGCCAGCAATCCTAAGAGCAGGATGGAAGATCGAGGTTCACGGATGGGGCAAGTTAAAAGCCGGGTGGACTTGCAAGGTGTTTGAATTCTGATTTAGACTGATACAGTTGTAATCGCAAGGGATACCCCGACGGGGGGAAAAGCGGACTCGTCACCTGCCTGCCCTTTGCTCCTTCAGTGATGACTACCTTGATGGAGGTTCGCGTGGCGAAGTCTTATCGTAGCCAATATCTCGACCCGAGATGGCAAAAAAAGCGTTTGAAAGTAATGGAATCGACTGGCTTTAAATGTGAAAGCTGCCAGTCTGAGACAAATACGCTCAACGTTCATCATAAGCAATACATTCCAAACAGAGATGTTTGGGACTATGAAAACGAACAATTGGCGGTCTTATGTCAGAGCTGTCACGAATACATGCACTTACAAAAAGATCTTCTCAATGAAGTTATCTCCCGATTTGACGTAGATCCTCAATTTAGGATTGCAGCGGCATATCTTTTAGCCGGTTTTTATCACATAGACATAGAAATTGATGAAAATGCAAGCTATCAAAGATTTGCACACTCAATTGGTGAATGCGCTGGAATGGCTTTTAACGCCGGGTTTGTCTTAGCGGATGATCTTGAAAGGAGGAAGAAATGAAACGTCCTTCTTTTCAATTTTATCCATCAGACTGGCTTCGAGACACGGCACTTAAATCTTGCTCAATTGGGGCTCGTGGCTTGTGGATCGACATGATCTGCTACATGCACGAAGGCAATCCATACGGTCATTTGAAGGTTAATGAGAAGGTTATCCTTCCTGCCAACCTTGCCCGTATGGTTGGCATAACCTTGCAAGAAGCTGAAGGTTACCTTGATGAGCTAAGACTTGCTGGTGTGTATGACATAGCAGACGATGGGTCTATATGCTCTCGAAGAATGATAAGGGATGAAAAACTTAGGGAAATCAGGGCTTTAGGCGGGAAAAAGGGCGGAAATCCAGCTCTTTTGGATGGCAAGAAGGTTAACCTTAAGGTTATCTCCAACGATAACCAAATTCCAACCCCTTCATCTTCTTCTTCATCTTCTTCTTCAAATAAAAGAAAACCAAAGAATATTGATAAGCCCGAAGGAGTGAACCAGCAAATTTGGGACGACTTTATTTTGATCAGGAATGCCAAAAAAGCACCGCTTACACAGGTGGCGTGGAATGGCATTGTTAGGGAGGCTAACAAAGCAGGCTTTTCTGTAGATGCTGCATTGCGGGAGATTTGCGAAAGAAACTGGACCGCTTTTAAAGCGGAATGGGTGACTAAGCAGACAATCCAGCCAACATCAACTGCTTACGGCGATAGGGCAAGTCTATGAAAGGCCACGACTTCGTAAACAACCTCCAGCTTGCTAACAAACCACCTAAAGCTGTGTTTATCGACTTTGTTGGAAAGCCAGACGATGACCCGGAGTACCCCGTTGTTGTCGTTGAGCCTAAAGACCGAGACTTTAGGTGGGTCAGAGGACTCCGGGTGCATGTCAATGGAGGAGATCCCGATCAAGTCCACTCCATCTTGCAAGCTCTGAAAATATGTGCGCCCGCCCGCGTGATAGCTAACTACGCCCCCGGTCTCTACTGGGATTCGGAGGTGGACGCATGATTCTCGAGAACCTCGATTACAAGGCGTGGTATGAGCAGATGGAAGCATCTGTAAAAGTCAGGCCTGCCGCGGATTGTATGGACGACCTTATAGAAGAAATGAGGAACCCGTCCGAAGAGCCAAACATTGTCATGCCGTTTGCGAAACTTGCGGACAAGTTCACCTACAGGCTCGGTGAGGTCACTGTACTTGCGGGGCAAAACGGCTCTGGTAAATCACTTCTCGCAGGGCAGATCGCTCTGCACCTGATCCACCAAAACCAAAAGGTCGTCATTGCTTCGTTTGAGATGAAGCCGGTCAGGACACTTAAGCGGATGGTCAGGCAGTGGTCGCGATCGTCGTTTCCTACCCTACAAGCCCACGAGAAGTTTAAGGAATGGGTTAAAGACCGACTCTGGTTCTACGATGTACAGGGAACGGTGAGTCCACCTCAAGTCTTAGGAGTCGGGGTTTACTGCAAGACGATGTTGGGTTGCCAGCACTACTTCATTGATTCCTTAATGAAGTGCGTTCGCGGCGAGGACGATTACAACGCACAGAAAAATTTTACAGACGAGCTGTGCGGTCTTGCGAG